TCTTTATATCATTATACATTTTTTTATAGTTTCAAAATCTAGTAATTTATAAGTAAATAATGCATTTGATAAAGAATACTCTAATCTATCTGAAGATAAATTTGGTGTATCATTATCAGCAATAGGATAAAGATGATAGTCATTAACTTCTTCTAATCTTATATTATCTCTTTCTAGCAATGCCATTATTTCTTTAGAATTTGATATTATTTGTGTAGTTAAGTCTTCTGTTGATTCTTGATTCATATAATCTCCATTTAAAAAATCAACACAATGCTTAAATGCAGGAGTAGCAATATCATGAAATAGTCCTGATAATGTTTGTTTTTTATCATGTGTGAAATGCCAAACAATAAGTGCAACTCCAATAGAATGATCTAAACTAGAATAAAAGAAATTACTTTCAAATAAATTTGAATAAATTGTTCCACAAGTCATTGAAATATATTGTTGCTTTAACAACTCTGGTGTATTTATATAATCATTTAACCATTCTGGAAATTCTGGTTCTAATACTTTAAAATAATTTTTAATTTCTTTATTTACATTTTTTAAATAATTATTCATTTTTGCCTCCATTTTTAGATTTTTCATTATCATATATTTTTATCCAACCCATATCTAACCAAAATTTTACTTCATCATAAGAAGAAACTTCTTTACTAGGCATATTTAAAATATAAATTTCTATATTTTTATTATGTATTAAATTTAAAATAACAACATAAGTTAATTCGGCAATTGAACTTGCCCCAATATAACCTTTTATCCCATTTTTTTCCTCATTCATTAGAAAATATACATCTGTACTTTCTAACGCTGTATAAAAATCTTTATATACCTTTGGTAATTCTTTAACATAATTATTTTGCTCAATTAATTTGGGATAATCTAATATAGTATAACCTTTACTTTTAAAATATTCTAACCAATAATTTACTTTGTCTTGTAATTTACTACTTCCCGATATAACAACTTTTTTCATAATGCCTCCATTTTTACAAAATATACTTATTTGTTTCATTTATTATTATATCAGAATAAATAACAAAATTTAATCTTATTACATCAAAAAAAGAAAAAGATTTTCTATCTCTCCAAATCATCTTTATCTTTAGCGTTATTTTGTATTATGTCTATATCATAATTATCAAGTATATCTTCATCATATAAATCATTTATGAAATCATCATATTTATCATTAGAGAAAAATTTATCTTGTAAAAATTCTATAAACTTTTTCCATAACTCTTTAAAATAATCAACCATTTTTTGTAATTCTGATACCTTATCTTCTAACTCATCAATAGTTTCATTTGCATCATTTAAATCATATTCTAATTCTTCAATTCTATCATCACGAGTTTTAATTTTCTTTTTCAAATTTCTAACTTCGTTAGAGTGTTCTCTTAAGTCATCTTCATATTTTTTTAAGACTATATTTATATTATTTGCATCTCTTAAATTTGAAGTAGTATCATTAGTTTGCTCTATATACCTTTTGATTTTATCTATATCTTCATTAGAAATAGTGAAGTTGTTTTTATTCATTATTGTAGGTTTTAGATTATCAATAATACTATTAATTTCATTAGATTTATTTTGTAATTCATTTGCTTTACTATTTAACTCTTTGAGTTGCTTTTTATATTTTTCTTGTTCTCGTTTAAACTTTTTATATTCATTCATATTAGCAACATTAATATCAACATTTCTTCCTTCTTCTTTTTCTTTAAGAGTGTAGTTTAAATGATAAATTCTATTAAAGGAATTAATACAATATACTCTCATTTTGTCTTGAATTTCTTTTAGACTTATTTTATTAAATACATCAGATTTACCAACTTGTTTTTCCATACCATTTTTCATTCCATCTTTAAAAGGAACTCCAACAATATGTAAATGTGGACTAGATTCATCAAAATGTATGGTTGCATTTGCTATTTTAAAGTTATGTACAACTTCTTCTAAATCTACTATTTGTTCTTTAAAAACTTCAATCATTTTTTTCTTATATTTATCATCTTTATCAGCCCAAAAATCCATATCTCCAAGTTCAATAATAATCTCACAAGCAAGATCTCTTTTATTATCATTTGAGATATGATTAAAATAATTTTCTATCTTTCTATCATTCCTAGTTTGCTTTTCGTTGTATTTAATTCGGGCATCTTCAAACAAATCTAAATACAAATCTTTAGTATCTTCTACAATAGAAGAAGTACCTCTAATCGTGCAAATTAATTCTTTGTCATCATCATATTTTCTCAAATTATGTTTATCAACTTTTGATAATTGCTGATGATTTTGTATTGCATTATTAGATAAAGAAGTAGTGCCAGTTTCAGTATTTTTTACACTTCTTCTTGCTTTTTTAGACTTATTTTTATCATTGCTTAAATGTAATGAATAAGATAATTCCTCTTTATCGTTCATATTTTAATTCCCCCCTTTGTTAAAACAGAGTCCTACTATTTATAGTAGGTTAATTTTGGCTCTGTCAAAATCTCTAACCCCCTATAGATTTTGACACAAGTATCAAAATCTGGGGGCTAAGGTTTAGGCAACCTTAGAATCCACCTGTCTTATTTCGTAATAACTATAAACTTCGTAAATAGTTAAAACTACATAAGACTTCTGATAAAATAGTAAGCATTGCTTATTATTTTATCTATGAAAATTATTCGTACCTTTTACAAACTATCGTAAGTAAAAGTTCTCATAATTTTATTTAACAAAAATCTTCTTCCTTAACATTATCTGGTATTGTTTCAAATACATCTCTAATGTTAACTTTTATATCATTAGGATTATTTTTTGTTGCAATCATTCCCATTGATACCCAATTTTCATTTCCATTGTTATTTTCTTGTAATGGAAATATTCTAATTGGTACTTCATTTTTTTGAAGTGGGAACATATCTAATTTTTCTGTTTCTTTATATAGTGTTCCCTTATAAAAATTCACTTCATAATATTCATTTAATCTACATAGATGTTGCATGACTTCTTTTAATGGCAAATATTCACTATATCTAACTATTGTATCTACACATATTCCATTAAAGTTATAAGTAAGAGGTCTTTTCTTATCAATATAACCTTGTTTATATAATTCTTCAAAATCACTATAAAAGGTACTTCTAAAATTAACTTGTTTTACTTCATATTTATTATTTATTGTTTCTAGTTCTATGTCATCAACATAACGCATTATAATGTCTGCTTTTGTTTCTCTATCAAGTAAATTCCAATTATCATTAAAAGCATAATAAGAAATAGGTAGTTTAACTTTATTGATAAAGTCCATATCTCTTTTAAGTAGAATATCATCGATAGTAAAGTTTAATTGTTCGGTTTGTTCGTTTTCCAATAATTTTGAATTGATAAGTTCGATTTGTTCTTCAATTATTTTTGTTTCTTCTTTAAATTCTTCTTCCGTAAATAATGAATCGATGTAGGCTTTTTTAATTCTTTCTTTTTTACTATTTAATTTTTTTAATTCTTTACCTAGTTCTTCTTTAGGGTTTTCTAATTTTGATTTTAATACTGGTAAAAAGAATTCATTTACAACATTATCATACTCTAAAATATCAGCAAGCATTGTTTTAATTGTTTCTTCTATTTTAGGTTCTTTAATTATTGTTTTACAATTATTACATTGATAGTAATAATAAACTTTACCATTTTTCTTTCTTGTGGCATTACCACCTAATATTCTTCCACATTTTGGACATCTTAACTTTTGTAAAAATAAGTATTCTTTATCGCGTTTATAATTTCTTGAGTTTTTTCTCTTTTGCACTTGGCATTCTTCCCACAATTCTTTAGATACAAGTGGTTCTACAACATTTTCATAATAAGTAGGATGATTTGTCTTTTTCCCATGCACATAATCGCCTTTATAAATCTCATTTTCAAGTATTCTTAAAATTGTACTATCACACCAATTTGTTTTTCCAAATACCTTTTCACTATTATAAATATTAGCAATAGTTTGATAAGAATTTCCCTCAAAATATAAGTTAAATATTCTTATTACTTCATCTTTTGTAAGTGGATTTATAACAAGTTTTTTATTTACATGCTTATAACCAAATGGGGCTTTATTTGGAATATTACCAACTTTTATTGCACCTGCTAATCCTATTTTAGTTCTCTCACTTGTCCTTTCAATTTCGTTTTGTGAAACTGTTGTTAAAAGTCTTGCAACCATTCTACCATTAGCATTAGTAGTATTTATATCATCATTTGCACAATCTAGGTAAGCATTATTTTCCTCTAAAAATTTCATTATGTTTTCCCAGTCATAAACACTTCTTGTAAGTCTATCTAGTTTTAAAACGACAATCGTATTACATTTTTTATTAACAATATCTTCTTTTAATTCTTCAAATGCTGGTCTTTTATTTCCAGTTTTTGCACTGATTCCAGCATCTTTATAAACTTTGTAAATCTCATAATTCTTATATTCGCACATAGCACGAAGTCTTTTTTCTTGTTCTGGTAAACTAAAACCCTCTCTAGCTTGATCTTCAGTACTAACTCTTATGTATATTCCTGCGATTTTCTTTTCTTCACTCATAAATAAATTTCCTTTCTTATTCTTCATCAAAAAAGAGGCGACAAAGACATTAGGTTTTATGTCTTTGACACCTCTAAAGTATATCTGCTAAATTATATTTGTTTTATATTAACCCCTCAAAAACATAAAACTTCTTTTCTTGGTTTTCTATTATAAAGAGTTTGTAGTTAAAGTCAAGACATAATTACCATTTTTTGCCTATTTAAAGACAATTTTAAGAGAAGTTGGTATATTTATATATATTTAGTTTAATTGTTTGATAAAGGCTTCTAAATCTGATAATTTTATTCTTTTAGATAAATTCTCAATAAATACTTCATTAGAATAATTAAATGCTAGAAATGTAATACCTTTAATGATAATTCTATGTGGTTCAATATAGTTTAAATTTGTCTTATCTATTTTTCTAATATTACCATTGATAATAGTTGGAGCAGTATTACAAAAACTACATATAAATTCAATTTTTTTCTTTAATTCGTTATCAATTTCTAATTCTTTCTTTGTAATATTTACCATTTTAACCTGTCCTTTCTTTCTTAAATACTAAAAAAGTACCAACTTCTTTTGAAATTGATACTTTATCTATTTTTAGTCTAAACTCTTAAAAGTTCGGACAGATTGCTTACTGGTGCGGGTGAAGGGAATGATTTGTTGTTTTTAAAAGATATTTTCATTTTTTAAAAACCTTTGTTTTTCAATGATTTATAGATGTTTTGCAATTGTTTGTTTTACACTGTTTTAAAAAAATTGTACCCAGTTTGTACCTAAAAATTATTTAAAACATTTAATACCTCGGCTTCTTTTTGCGGAAACAGGTGAGCGTAAGTTTTTAATACTACATCTGGAGTATCTCCTAATCTTTTTGCGATTACATTTAGTGAAACATTATTACTGATCAGTAAACTTGCATGGCTGTGCCTGAATTGGTGCATTGTTATTCTCTTTACTCCGGACAAATTAAAATAATAGTCTTTTTTTCGGTCTATGGTTGTATAAGAAATACAAGAGTTATCACCAAACACAAAAAATTCATTGCTAAAACCGGCCATTTTGGAACTCTTTTCGTATTGATGTATAATCATACTCCAAAGTTTATTAGGAACTGATAATGACCGTATAACGTTGTTTTTGGTAGGTATAAAAATATTTTCCTTTTTTAACCCTTTTGTATTGATTTGTTTATATATTTTGACAGTATGATTCGTGAAGTCGATATCCTGCCACTGTAGTGCTATCTGTTCTCCTTTCCTGGTTCCCATGTAAAACGCAAATGAAAAGAAAAACTTCCAAAAATCATCATCTATGACAGAAACGAATTTTTTGAACTCATCGGGAGTTAAATATAATTCTTCTTCATGTCTGAATTCTATTTTGTTTGGATCTTTTTCAAAATTTTCAACAATTCTGAATGGGTTTATATCAATATAACGTTTTTTCAATGCAAAATCTAAAACTGTTTTAAAGTAATTAAATATATTTTGCTTTGAAGAAGTAACTAAACTATATTTATCAACCTCTTTTTTCCATTTTTCCACAAGTAGGGGAGTGATTGATGAAATTTCTTTGTTATTAAAGATATTGCCGTATTTATTTAAAACTATTTTCTTTGAATATAATGTTGCATCTTTGTTATGACTATTTTCCAAAAATTCATTTACAAGATCATCCCAAATGATTTTATTAGAAACTTGTTCTCCACAATTTAATAAAAATTTTCTTTCAGCTTCTTCTGCTTGCCCTTTTAATTCATATTTTTTTGATTTTTTAGTATGAGTTTTTCCATAAGCATCTTTATACTGGCATTTAAAGAACCATTTACGACCATCTTTAGTAACTTCTTTTGATTTATAAACTGGCATATTTACACCTCCAATTATTGTATTTTTTGATAAAATTTAGTATAATTAGAGTACACAAAAAAACTTGTCGGTCAGGACATATTTTTATGTACTTTTGATCTAGTGTTGCAGCACTAGGTCTTTTTTTATTTTAATGTTAGTTTTAGGTGTCCTATTTCTCCATTTGAAACTTTTTGAATATATAAATATTGTCCTTTTTGTACTACTATTTCACTATTGGAACCGTTTACGCCTCCAATCGTAATTGGTATACCGTTATTTTGGACTTCGTCCGGATTTTCTGTATTTAAATCAGTTACATATAAATTATATATCCTTTGTGGAGTACCGTCGTATTCACCATCTGTTTGTTCAACAGTGTATGTTCCGGATTTTAAAACATCACCGTCATAATTATCATTTTCAATTGCTACTTTTAACCATTCAATTTGTTCATCGCTATTATCTTTGCCACTATTAGTCCATTCTAAAGATGTTATATAATTATTATCTTGTTTTTCTTCAGTATTTTCTTTATTGTTAGAAGTATTTTTACTAGTGTTTTCGGAATTACCAAATGAACCAATAATTAAAACTATTAAAACAATAATAACAACAATTAGCCAAATTGGTGTTTTTTTCTTCTCTTTTTTCATACTACACCTCCTTTCAACTATATTAAAACTTCTATACTAGCAAGTTTTAATCAAAGTTAATAAATATTTAACATATCTATCTGCCTCATCTTCTATTCCTTCAATTTTAAAATCCAAACACAATTTATCGATATGATTCAGTTCTAGATGAGCGAATTCGTGAAGCAGAGTACTATCATATTTGTGATCTGACAATGACTTGTTTATAACGATCAAGTTGATATTTCTATAATTAAATATAAATCCATAAATTCGTTTTGGCAATGCCATTTTAGTTACCTTGATATTGTTATAACTCATATATTCATCTTGACTTATTTCGCCTCTTAATAAAGATATAAGCACGACAACACTTCCTTTCATTAAGCACTAATACTGCTCGTGCTTATTTCATTACTTCGCCTGTATTATTATCAATAATTAAATTTTTATCTGAATAATATTTATAATTAGTATTATTTTTTTCATTAAATTTATTTACAGCTTTCTCAATTCTTCCTTTAATTCCTTTTTTTGTACCGTCTTCAGTAATCTCTAAAGATAATAAATAATTGCATACGTTTATTATTTCGTTATATTTTTCTTGTTTTTCTAAAAGGCGAATGAAATTAACTAGATTATTACCAACTCCTCTAACGCAATATTCTTGATGTCTAATTTTAGCATCTTCCTTGTCGTGTTCAATTTCATAAGGTAGTAATTTTAATAGTTTATTGCATAGTTCTATATATTTGTCGGCATATTCATTATTAATATTTGCTTGGTTAATAGCTCTACTATATAATTTGTTTTTCCATATTTCTTCGCTTATTTTAAGGCTTTCATTTATATATTTTTTGTATTTTTTGTTGTTTTGTTCCCATAATATTCTGTTTTTTTCTATCTCTTCTAATTTTTTGTTATCTTCTTCTGTCAATTTTGTGCTAGAGTCTATTTTTATAGAAAATGTACCATCTACTTTCTTTTTTTTAAATAACCCAAACATTATTTATCTAACTCCTTATCAACTTCCTTTTTAATAGCATTTATAACATTTATAATAGTCTTTTTTTCATCATCAGTTAAATCTTTGGCTTTGCTAAATAACACTTTTTCTAATTCGTCATCATAAGGTTTATCAACTTGTCTTGTTTCAGAGTTTCCTAATAAGTAATCAGTTGAAACATTAAAATAATTAGCTAATTTCACAAGAGAATCATTATCAGGCTCGGTTTTTTCATTTTCCCATTTTGATAAAGCTTGTTGTGATATACCCAAAAATTCTGATAATTCAAATTGTGAAATGTTTTTTTCGTCTCTCAATTTTTTTATTCTGTCGCCAAACATATATTTCCCTCCTCGGGAAAATAATACAACAAAATGTTTTATGATGTCAAATTATTTTCAAAAAAGTTGTAAAAACCATTGACAACAACAAAACGTTGTGATAATATTAGGGTGTAGTCAAAAAGTAGTAACGACTACAAAAAAAGAAATCAAGTCCAGTCGCCAAACAGAGCTTGATTTCAAACAACATCAAAAAGGAATTGCAGGTAAAGAGTGATAGAAAAAGTTATTTCTTTTCTATCTTGAAGTTATTAACAGTTACATTAACCGTAATTAACGAACCGGAAATGACTTCTAACAACTTAATTAAAAGCTTCCTCTTTATTCCACTTCCTTCCTTTTTGAAAATGTAAAAGGCTCTGAAAAAGTTTTTTAACAACGAACTTCTTTAACATTAAAGGAACTCTTTAACAACAAATCTTTAATGGTCAGAGCTTTTTTACAAATTTTATTATACAACAAAATGTTTAGTAAAGCAAGTGAGGTGAAATATGGAAAAAAGATATTGGCTTATTAAATTTCGAGAGCGAAAAGGCTTGTCTCAATCAAAGATTGCTAAAGAAATAGGTGTAAGTCAGCAAATGTATAACTATATTGAGAATGGAAAACGAAATCCGTCGCCAAAATTAGCCAAAAAAATAGCTGATGTCTTAAATTTCAGCTGGACAAAATTCTATGAAGATTAGAAAGAAGGTGAGTAAATGTCAAAAAGAAAATATTATTCAGCAAGTGAGCAACTTCAAGCCATGTCGTGTCAATGGGCAGATAATAAAACGATTATGATCATTGGAGGAGTTGGAATGAACAAAGCAGTAACTATTCGGAAAAAAATTGAAGAAAAAATAAAAGACGATGGTTTAAATTTACCACGTCAGGCAATCGTTCCAATGCGATATGTTATCGATTATTTCAATATTGATATTAATTACTTAAAACGACTAGCGAAATTAGAAAGAGGTGAATGAAAATGAAAGAGTTACTAAAAAATAAATTAATCATAGGAACGTTTATATTTATTATTGGTTTCACATTTGTATCTAGTTATGTAAACGAGGAAACTAGATGGCAAAAAAAAGACTTGAGTCCCGTTAAAGATCAAGTCAGTGAAATTAATAAATAATTTACTCCTTAAATATAACATTTTTTTAGAAAAAAATCAAATTAAGGAGGGGATTATGAACGATATAAACAGTTTCACTTTTTATAAAGACTATTATTACTTGATAGATACAATGCCAATAGAAGATAAGAAAGAATTGGCGGTAGCAATACTAGATTACGTGTTCAAAGACCTAGAACCAGATCTAAATGGTCATAATCAAGCAATATTTAATACATTAAGTAGGCAATTAGATTGTAGCAAAAATAAATCAAAATCAGCTAAAAAAATAGATCAAGCAGAAATCAAACAAAAATCAAATGAAAATCAAACAGAAATCAAATCAAAATCAAAACAAAATCAAATGAAAATCAAACAGGGTAACAAAACAAGTGTTTTAAGTTTTAAGTTTTATATTTCTAATTTAGAGTTTTTAAAAGATAGGGGATTGTTAAGGGGGAAGATTGAAGACTGGCTGGATTATAAGTGGGAAAGGAAGGAACCGTACAAAGAAACCGGGCTCAAGAGTCTTATGACCAGAATTGAAAAATACACCGAAAAATTCGGTGAAGAAAAAATTGTGGAACTTATTGATGAGTGTATGGCTAACAATTACAAGGGAATTATCTTTGAAAAATTGGACAAGCAATCAAATACATTTTCAACACAGAAATCAGAAAAGACTGAATCAGAGAAAGAAAAAATTAAAAGGTTTGAGAATGCTCATGCAGAAAAATTGACAGAAAAAGAGAAAGAAGAATTGGACGAATTTTTCTCAATGTTTGAATAGGAGGAATGTATGGAAGTTTTGATAAATGTGAAAGAATTTGATAACGAAATTTTCAAAAAAGATTTATATACACCGGAAGAATTGATTGAAATTATTGAAGATTTACAAAATCAAATCGACGATTTAAGAGAAGAAAAAAAAGAATTTGAACAACAGGTAGAAGATAATTACAGACCATTAAATGCTTACGAATTAACAGGAATGACAGTAAGAGATTTTGTTTAAAAGGGGAGGAATGTATGGAACAAGAAAAAGTAACTTATGAACAAATTGAAAAAGCAAATTTAGAGATTAAAACTATGGCGATTGGTAAAAAGGATTATGCAACGGTTAATGAGAGACTTAAGGCATATCGAAAGGTTTATCCAACCGGAGCGATTGAAACAGAAATTGAAGACATTAATGAAAATTCGGTCAGAATGAAAACAACAGTTCGTGACGAAGACGGTAATATTATTGCGACTGGACGTGCGAGTGAAATTAAAAAAGGAATGGTAAACTCGATATCGATGATTGAGAACTGCGAAACCTCAGCAGTGGGACGTGCTTTGGGTATTGCGGGTTTTGGAATTAATTCATCAATTGCGAGTGGGGAAGATATAGAACGCAATAAAGGAAACATGAAACAATTTGAAATTTTTGAAAAAATGTTCATCAGAGAAAGTGAAGCAGAAAATGTAGTAAAAACTTCAATTAATGAATTGATAAGAAAATTCGGAATTAGAAAAGTTGAACTTGAAACGAAGGTAAATAAGCAATTGTGGACGAATTTAGATTCTCTTAATTTATCACAGCTTCTTATGTTAGAAAACAAATTAAGAACTGTGAATATGGAAACAAATGATTGGCATGATTTGTATGGACAAAATATTAAAATAAAAAATATTACTCCAGTTGGTCAGGAAGTTGTGTACGAAAGCAGTAGGATTAAATTTGGGAAAATTGCTTTAAAAATGGCTGGGAATGATGAAAACCTTAGAAATGAAATTATTGATTCATACTTAGATCAAGGAATTAATCTTGAGACTAACTAGAGGATTTTATGAAAGCAATAGTGAAGATTAATTCAATATTTAAAAACGGATTTCATCAAATGCTTTTAATTGAAAATACATCATATCATCCTTTAGAAATTGACTTAGAGAAGGAATATCAATTAGATATCAAAGAATTAAAGTCTGCAAGAACAGTACAGCAGAATCGATATATGTGGGCTTTAATTCATGAAATTTCAAAAGAACAAGGCATGGACGAAATGGAAGTATATATTCAAGCCTTAGAAGAGGCAAATGCAAAATATGAGTATATTATGGCTCCAGAGGAAGCAGAAGAGAATCTGAAAAAAGGATTCAGGGCGGTTAAGGTTGTAAGACCAGAGATACATAATAATAAAAAATTTTATGTTTATAAATGCTTTGTTGGAAGTAGTAAATTCAATACACAAGAGATGACAAGATTGATTGATGTGATTGTAAGCTGGTGTCATGAATTGAATATCCCAACAGATACGTATGAAAAGATTTATTTAAGGGGCTGATTAAAATGCGTGAAGTTTATTCATATGAACAAGAATCAAGACTTGCTGTTGCGAAGAGAAAACTAAAATCAAGATGTCCTTTGTGTGAACATTTAGTTTTTATTCCAAGAGAAAAGAACAAAGCGGTATGTGAATTTTGTGGGACTATGGTTTATAGAAATGAAAAAGAAAGGTTTAAAGAAATTTTAAAAAGAAAGATGGGGTTGAAATGTTAGAAGAAGTTCTTTCATTGATAGAGTGGAAAAAGAAAAAAGTAGCTATGAGTGAATTAAGAAATTTAGGTTATAAAATCAACGAAAGAAGATTTAGAAAATTAGTAGAAATTAATAATCGTATGTACGGAGAAGGAATCGCAAAATATTACATTGCGCATTCAAATGATGGATATAAATTAACGATGAATTGGGATGAAATAAAAAAGTCAGTTGCAGATAAGAGAAAAAGAGCAATTACAATGTTGGCTGAATGTAGCAAATGTGAGAGGCAATTTCAAAGAAGAAATAATTTAAGAATGGAGGAATTGATATGAAAAAAAGTGATTTAGAAAATGGTGCAATTGTAGAATTAAGAAATGGTGATAAATTTATTTTATTATTTAATTGTTGTACTTTCGGAAATAAAGAAGATATATTTATTTCATTGGATGATGGAAGATATTTATATTTTTCTAATTATAATGAAAATTTAAACGATTGTAGTGATAAAAAATTTGACATTATGAAAGTTTGTCAACATAATTATGTCGGAAATAACATTCGCAGTCATGTCTTAAAACAAGGTGAAGATGATTGGACTTGGGTTAGAGAAGAAGAAACTGTAATGGCAATTTCAGAAATTGAAGAAAAACTTGGTATTTCTAATTTAAAAATTAAGAAAGAGGATTAATAAAAAAACAGGGGGAATTGGTTGTGAATAGTATTATTCAAACAGAAAAAGAATGTTATGTATGTAAATCAAGAAGAGGATTACACTCACATCATTTGTACTTCGGAAATCCATATAGAAAAATCAGCGAAAAGTATGGAATGAAAGTATGGTTATGTTTTGAACATCACGAGGGTACTTATGGAGTACATGGAAAACATGGACATGAATTAGATATGAAGTTAAAAAAAGAGGGACAAGCAGTATTTGAAAAAGCTTATCCAGAATTAGAATTTATAACAATATTTGGGAGGAATTATTTATGAGTAAATCACTTATGTGTATGTGGATATTTTTATTTTTAATGGGGCTGATGTTAGCTTTAAAAGTTGTAACAGGAATAGATTTATTATTCGATATCTTGTGGGTACTAATGTTAATTGGCTGGACTGTATCAGTGTTCTTTGCACTTAGAGAATTATGAAAATGAACAAGTATCGAAATAAGAAAGTGACAATAGATGGAATCACATTTGATTCAATCAAAGAATGCAAGAGATATCAAGAATTGAAATTATTAGAGAGAGCAAATGAAATTACAGAACTGAAATTACAAGTGCCGTTTATTTTATTAGAAAACTATGTTTTAAACGGTAAAAAACATCAAGGAATAAAATATATCGCAGACTTTGTTTATATTGATATAAGAACCGGAAAATACGTTGTAGAAGATGTTAAAAGTCAAGCGACAAAAACACAAGTATATAAGTTAAAAAAGAAATTATTTGAACAAAAATATGGGATTGAAATTAGGGAGATATAGATATGAAAAAAGTTTCAAAATTTTTATATGAGTTGTATCCAGTATTATTATGGTTATTACTATTATGGACAGTTATGTCAAATGAATTAATGTACAGTGTTTTAGCATTATTAATGATCATTAATGAGACAATTGAAAGAAAGGATAGATAAGTATGAATCGAGTATTTTTAATTGGAAGAGTTACATCCAAGCCAGAATTAAGATATACAAGATCAAATACGGCTTGTACTAATTTATCGATTGCGATTGACAGGACTTATGGAGAAGATAAAAAAACTGATTTTATTAACATTGTGGTTTGGAGAAAACAAGCAGAAAATGTTTGTAACTATTTAGATAAAGGAAGTTTAGTTTCTGTAGAAGGTAGACTACAACAATCATCTTATGAAGACAAAGATGGAAACAGACGAAACAGATTAGATGTAGTTGCAGATAATATTCAGTTTCTAAGTAAAAAAAAGAAAGAAGAAGCAAAGGTAGAAAAGGAAGAAGAAGATCCATTTGCAGATTTTGGCGAGCAGATAAGTATAGATGATGATCTTCTGGATTAAAAAATATGAGAGCGAATGCATTTAATAAATTGTTAAAGGAAAAAGGACCAAAAAAGATATTAGATCTGTTTAGTTCGTCAGAAATATATTTAACAGACAAACAAATAGATCGAGTTTTGGACGAAAAAAATAAACAAGAAAATTGGAAGAGAGACTATGTCGTACACGAAGAATTTTTAAAGAAAAGATATGGTTTCTTTTACAAACTAAAAAAGAAGTTGAGGAAAATTTATGAGAAAATTTATAAACGATTTAAGATTTAGCCTATTTGATATGTGTATTTTAGCAGTAATTTGTTTTGTGATGACATTAACTATTGTAGTTGTATATTCAGAGATTAATAAGGATTTAGCTGAGCAAGTTGAGTACTACAAAACTATGTACAATGAAAAAGATGTAGCTGTAAAAATATTGCAAGAGAAATGTGGTGTTGAGTAATGGAATTAAAAGTAGGAATGTATATAAGAACAAAAGATAAAAATGGAATTCAATATATTAGAAAAGTTGTAGACTTACCAAAAGACATAAGAGACGGATCGATAATTGTTGACAAATACATTCATAATGTTAAATGGGTATCCAAGAAAAATGTTTTAAAATCGAGTTATGAAAAAATGGATTTAATTAAGTCAGGAGATTATGTTAATGGTAAAAGAGTATACAATATTTCAATAGTTGATGGCTTAAAATATCTAGATGTTGAAGTAGAAGATTATTTATCCGATATGCCTTTTATAAATGCTGACCAAATAGAGTCAATAGTAACAAAAGAACAATTTGAAGATATAAAATATGAGGTAAATAAAGATGAGTAAAAGTGCAAAAGAAATGTTTGAAGAGTTAGGATTTAAAAGAGTAGAAACCCCATACAAGGAATGTATATGTTATGAAGATAAACATATTTATCATATAAGGCAAATTATATTTTGGATTGATAATAAGATCATGTGTAACAATTTATATTATGATTATTTCCAAATGCAGGGTAGTTTACGAATAAACAAAAATTTATTAAAAGCTATTAATAAACAAGTAGAAGAATTGGGATGGTTAGATGAGTAGAAACAATAAACGATTTAATAATGCTAAAAGATGTTTGCATTGCAATGGTACATTGATATCAACAACAGGTTTTGCACCAGCTATTATCTTTCCTATAAAAAACGATGTAATGAAGGTAATAGAACATAATTATGATGAAAATGGCAAAGATGTATTCTATGATATTAAAGAAATAAAAATTAATTTTTGTCCATTTTGTGGATGTCAATTAAGAAAAGAAGTTGATTTGAGCTTATGCGATTGAAAAATAATTGATGAGTGAAGAGGTGCACAAATAGGCTCACAAAGAGGTGCACAAAATAGAAAGGGTGAAATAGATGAGTGAAGAAAAAAATAACTCTAATTTTGATATAAATACAAAATATGAAGATATGATAAATATTTCACAAAGAATAATAGAACATCATGAATTTGTTAGCGATGGGAGTTGTGAGCCACCCAATTATATATGTCTGGCTTATGATGTTAAAAATTATCTACCAGATTTATTAAGAGAAAATGAAGAATTAAAGAAACAATTAGATTGTGCTTTATGTTTGTTATCAGAAATGTATCCACCGTGTGAAAAAGATGGTTTTATGGATAAACATTCAGATTATTGTGAACGTAATTGCGGAGTTGATGAAGAAATTTTCAAAAAATGTTGGCTTATGTATATTAAAGACAAAGTAAGTGAGGTGGAATAAATGATAATAGAAGTGAAAAACGAAGAAATGCTAGGTAAAAACAATAATAATTTACTATATACACAAGTAATTACCTTGCAAAAAGAAAACCAACAATTAAAAGAGCAACTAGAAACAAGTGAAAGAGCAAGAAAAGAAGCTATTAAATATGTTAAAAAAACATCAGGATATGATAATCCTTATAACGATACATTTTTAAATACTTATGCAGTAGATAATTTGTTAGAAATTTTGGATAAAGGAGAACAGATAATATGATGAATATTTATTTAATAGCCGGAGTAATAAATGCTGTTCCAAATCAATGCTATTTTTGGTTAGGAACAAAGAGTACAGATTGTTTTAAGATAAATGATTATGCAATTGTAGAAAATAAACAAGGTTATGATTTAGTTAAAATTGTAGGTATCGTTTGGACTGATGAAGCCAATTTGAAAACAATATCTAAAAATAGCTTAAAAAAAATGAAAAAGGTAATTAGATATATTCCAAGAGAAGAGATTGAAAATGATTGATTATATTAATTACTGGTTACCAATTTTCAAGAGAATGTATTTTAAATACAAATTGCAAGATGATATTAGAGCTATTGTTGAATTAGAAGATAATATCTGGAAAAATTGGAGATTTACAAAGGAAGAGAAAAAGAAAATCTTAAGAAAGATCAGAGGGAAGATAGATGAATAGAGAGATAAAGTTTAGAGTATGGGATAGATTATTACGGGAAATGCATTATATAGACCTTTGCGATTTAGCAGAGGGAGATGATTACTGGTATGATGGAGAAACATCAGTTTGGCAAGTAATGAACGATGCTACAAACGAACAAAGTAGATATGTCATTCAGCAATATACAGGTTTAAAAGACAAAATAGGTAAAGAAATTTATGAAGGAGATATTATTGAATATAAGGATAGTACAGGATTACATCATGAAGCTGTGTTATTTGATAAGGGATGCTTTTATGCTGGTTTTCATAGAGGAAGTTCAACAATAGTATCTCCTAAATTGATAAACGTTAGGATTTCAAGTGTAATAGGAAATGTTTATGAAAGAGAGGTAGAAGATGAATATAGATAAAGAACAATATATTGAAAAATATTTGAAAGATAGTTTGCGAAATATAATTGCACATAGTGTTGATGAAGAGATCGATAAAAAAACACGAGAATTTCAAGAGCAGTTAATAGATAGAAGAAATCAATATATTTCAGAAATTATGAAAGGTATTCAAATTATACATGAACAAAATCCAATGGATTTATCTATGAATTACAAAATAATCTTTGAAAACATCACAAGAATAGAAAGGTGAGGTAACAAATGAAGAAAAATGAATATGCGCTATATAAAGGTGATGAACTCTTAGACATGGGGACTTTAGAGTATCTATCTAAGAAGTTCAATGTGAAGAAAAAGTCACTATTATTTTATCAATCTCCAGCTTACAAAAGAAGAACAAGTGATCAAAGAGGAAGAAGGGTAGTAAAATGTTAAAGATTAAAGATAATGTAGATTTAAAAGAGTTAGAAAAGTTCGGATTTGAATATCATAAAGGGAATAGCATTAATTATTATGAAAAAATTATACGATATTTTCCACTTGGAGATAGTGTTCCTTGTTTAAGGTACTATTTAACTGTTAATGAAGAAAATAAGCATATATATATATAGCAGTATTTTTGGCCTTACTTGGCAAGGAAAGAACGACCATTATAATATAGAATTTTTAGATGACTTATATGATTTAATCAAAGCAGATTTGGTAGAAAAGATATAGTATAGGAGGATAATATGGAAAAAGTAAAAATAGAAACAGACGACAACATTATAAATTACGATATGAAAGAAAACGAAAAATTTAAAAATGTGGAAATATTTGGAGAAGTTGATACAGTTACAGATAAAGAAAAAATTTCATGGATAAAATCTTTATTTAAAAGAGGAACTATTAAAGGAAGCTGTATAAAAGATGAATTATATATCATAGATGATAAGTATGGTTTCTACTCAAATGGATGGGAATATCAATTTTGTGAATATACAGAAACTGAAGAAATAGTTCATAATTTTTACGATACTAAAAAAATAACAGTATACGATACAAAACACTTAAAAAAATTAGATATCAACGATATTTATAATTTGCTAGACGATGATACGAAAGAAAAAGCAAATAAATTAATCGAAGATAAGCAAAATGAATTTTATAAATACAGTAGTAATAGATTTTATTATGAATTTGAAGTGGAAAGTGATTTAGCAAAAATGTATCTTGAATATAAAAATAGTTGTTTTTCCATTAGAATGGATAAAGATAAAAATTTAAAGGTTTATTTAGATGGATACGAACTAAATGCAGATAATTATAGATCGGTCAAAGATGTAATAGATAAAAAAATTGATGAAGAAGCAATTAAATACATTGATAAAGGGATAACTAAATTAGATAATGGTTTTATCTACAAAAATAGATATTATGAAGATTTTGAGGAAATTAAGGATCTATTCAAAGCAGATTTAGTAGAGAAGGTAGACGATAAGAAATGAATGAGGAAGAAAAAACACATATAAACTCTTTTAAATTTTATGATATAGATGAAATAAAAGATTATAGATAAAAATATACAGGGGGTACGTGATGAATCTAATAGAACTAAAAGAAATTTATGGAGAAAAGCAACAATTTATTAAATGGAAAATGGAAGAAATTAAATCCATTGAATATAAAATGGAAAATATACGAGCAACGGATATAAAGGATATATCTGTACAAAGTAGCCATAAAAAAATAGATTTAGCAGATTTATTGGATAGAAAAGTGATACTAGAACAGGAAGTAGAAGAGCTCGGTGAAGAGCTTAATAAAATAATCCCTATTATAAAAGAATTAGAACATCTCTATAGCTCAGTTGGAGACAGAGATAAGCAAATATATATCCAAAGAAAAATATGGGGATATAGCCCTGTTAAAATAGGAATAAAGTATGGTATTTCAGATAGACAGGTTAAAAGAATTGTCAAAAAAGTAGAAAAAACATTACAATGTCCCCAAATGTCCCTTAAAGTGTGACAAAATGATATTGTAAGAAAAGTAAAAAAATTCTTACACCCCTTTTTATTCTTAAAAACTTCACACTATCTCTAGTAGGTAGTGTACTGATGATATAGAAATCTTGACAGGAATTTAAAAGAGGTTATTTATAGTTAAAAAATAATTCTGTCTTAGGCTATAAATAAAGTCTTTTGTGTATCATTAGTACAGTATCTATTAAAGATACAAACAAGACCTTAGAAATCTCATAAGAGTAAGTTAAGGCAAGAAGGACAATGCTAGTATAGGTTGTTCTTTTTTTATGGTGAATACTATGAAAGATTATATAAATCAATTTCAAAAAAGTTATCAAAAAGCAAGAAAATTAAAGGAATATATTTATTCGTTATCAATTAATGAAAAACAAAAGGACGATATATGGGAACAGATCGTCTTTTTTTGTATAGAACTGAATCAATGTGATTGGTATAAATAATATCGCAGGGTGGAGCAGTAGTAGCTTACAGGTCTCTTTAGCCTGTGGTCGTAGGTGCAATTCCTACCCCTGCAACCAAAACAATAGGAGGTGGTATCAAAGCGAAGAAAGTTTAAAAGTGCAAAAGAATTTGAAAATGAATTCTTAAAATATCTTAATAACTGTAAGAAATACGAAAAGCTACCAAATGTAGCTGGGTTTTGTGTGTTTGAAGATATGAATAGAGATACCTTTTATGCTCAAGAAGAGCTATATTCCGACACTTTTAAAAAAATCAATGATATGCTTGAAGATGAAGCATTAAATTGCAAATGTTTAAGTGATGGAAGAGTTATCTTTTATATGAAAAACAAATGTGGTTATAAAGATAAGCAAGAGATAGATACCACTTCTTCAAATAGAATTGAAATCATAAATGATTTGCCAAGTGATGTAGATGAAGATAAGTAGTTTAGTCGCTCCTTCATTTTGGAAAACTTTTAATTCTAAAAAATCAAGACAAATAGACAAAGGTGGAAGAGGCTCTACTAAAACAAGCAAAAATTCGTTAAAAGTAGTTCTTCATTGTTTAGAAGAAGAAAAGTGTAGTGCTATTGTTATTAGAGAATATCAAAACACCTTAAGAGATAGTGTATATAAAGAAATCAAACGGGCTTTAAAAAGATTAGGACTTGTAGAAAATATAGATTATTCGTGTAGCCTACAACCTTTAAGGGTTAAGCTGAACAACGGAAATAATATTTACTTTGCAGGTGCTGATGATTACGAAAAGCTTAAAGGTATGATAGACGAAAATACACCTATTAAAATTGTTTGGTTTGAGGAATTGACAGAATTTAAGAATGAAGAACAAATAGAACAGATTATTGCTACGTTTTCAAGGGGAAATGATGACTGGTTTATTTCTCTTTATTCATTTAATCCACCAAAAAACAAATACCATTGGGTAAATCAATGGGTAGAGAAAATGAAAAACAGAGAAGATGTTCTTGTTACTAATTCCGATTATAGAACAGTACCAGAAGAATGGCTCGGTAAGATGTTTATTGATGAAGCCAAGAGAATGGAAAAATTTGATAACAAACGTTATCGTTGGATTTATTTAGGTGAAGTAATTGGAATGGAAGGCCTTATTTATAATCCTCAAATGTTTGAGTACGTAGATAAGGATTACATAGAGCAAAACAAGTTAAGAATTCTTTATTTAGATTTTTCTGTTGATGGTGGACATCAGACATCAGCTACTACTTGTGGGTGCTATGGACTGGCAAGTGATGGTTGTTGGTATTTACTAGATACTTATTACTATTCTCCAAATGAGAAGCCTAAAAAGAAAGCTCCTAGTGAGTTATCAAGAGACATCTTTAATTTTGAAATAGCCATGATAAAAAAATGGAAGTGTGGAGAAGACAAAGAAACCATAGATAGTGCAGAGGGTGCATTAAGAAATCAGCTATATACTGATTACGGAAAAAGGTTTCATCCGGTAAATAAAGGGAAATCAAAAGAAGAATTAATTGATTATTCGCAGGCTTTTCTAGCAAAAGGAAAATTTAGAATATTAGATAATCAAAATAATAAAATTTTCAAAAAAGAAAATGAAAATTATATGTGGAAAGAAGGCACAGTTGAAAAAGGTAAACCTGAGCCCGATAAGACGGAAAAAGAATTTATTGGCGAAGAGCCTTACTACAATAGTTGGTCTAATGATTACAGTTATTACTATGCCGATCACACACAAGATGTTTTTCAATACTGGGTAAAAGATAATTTAAGTAAATTAGGAATAAAGGAGTAGAATATGATTGATTTTAAATTAGAAGAAAAAATGATAACTGACTTAATTAATATAATAAACAATATAGATTGGCAAGGAATTCTTGATTTAACAGAAAAGTTAGAAGAAGAGAATCAAAGATTAAAAGCAATGATAAATGGTTTTCTAAATGGTGTAGAAAAAGATAAAAATGCAAAATATGTTAAAATATTTCACGTATGCAAATATACATCATTATTAAATGAATATCAGAGTTGGTTAGCAAAAGAAAAAGAAGAAAAATATAGAGATTGTGGAATTACTCAAAAAGCTATAACAAAATGCTATACCAAATTAACAGAATTAAGAAAAAAATATGAGGAGTGATTAAAACATGAATATAGATAAATTATTAAAAGAATACTCAGAAATATCAAAAAAAATGGTTGATGACTTTAATGAAACCGACATGATTATAATTATTAATAAAGGAAAAACAAGAGTTTTTGAAAAAGGAAGAGAAATAAAAAATATTAAAAGTATAGAATTTTCATCTAGTTATAATTGCGTACCAGAAATAGTTGTAGAAAGGGTGATATTATGAGTGATTCAGTAATAATTACATTAATTATTTGTATAACATTTTGTATAACATTAGTTGGTTTAGCTTGGATTGGTAGCGACGAGTGGGGAGCAGATTATGATTTTAAATAATGAAAAAATAATTGATGAATTAATTGAATTTTTAAAACGAATGAAAAACGATATATGTGAAGTTCAAAATATTGAGTATGGTATTCAACTTGAAGAAGCATACAAAACACTTGAAGCCGTTTATCAGCAAAAAAGTATAAACATCAAAATAATTTTTAAAGATTATGAAAAAATAGAATTACGATAGCAGTTTTAGGAATTGTAAGTATATTTTTTTTGAAAAAAAGTAGGTGATCTAAAAGGAACTATATCAAGATATACAAAATAAATTAAGTAAAAAAGGAATTAACCTTGTTGTAGGTGATATTTACGATATGATGGCTATCTGGAAAAGCTGGTATCGTGGTAATGTAAATGATTTTCACTTTTACACTATGAAAATGGCTGACGGAAAGACTAAACAGTGTGAAAGGCTAACAATGAATATGCCGAAAAAGGTATGTGAAGATTTCGCTAAATTGTTGTGGTCTGAAAAGGTACAAATAAAGCTTGATAAGAAAAAGAACACTGAAAGATTACTAGAAGTATTAGATAGCAAGGAAAACAACTTTAAAGTAAATTTTCCTGACTTCCTAGAACGTGTATTTGCACTGGGTAATGGTGTTACCGTTGAATATAAAAAGGATGATAAAACACTAATTGACTTTATAGATGGTGATGTAGTAATTCCTTACAAATACACCAACTCATATATCAACGGTTTGATAACAGTAAGTAGATTTACAAAAGGTGCAGATTTAAAGAAAAAGTACTATACTCATATCACTTATCATGAATTTAATGGAGATAAATACACTAAATTAAATGAGTTATATGTTTCAAAAAATGAAACAACGTTAGGGAAAGAAATTCCTTTCAATGATATGTTTTCTGATGTTCTAGAGTTCGAAGAATTTGAGACAGACAATCCTCATTTCCAAGTATGGAAGCCTGTTATCGCAAATAATTTTGATACAGACAGTCCTATGGGAATATCAATACTTGCTAATCAAATTGATAAATTCAAAGCAATAGATATAACATATGATAGTTTTAATCGTGAGTTTAGAACAGGTAAAAAACGTGTATTAATTGATAGAACAGCAGTAAAAAAGAAAACAGAAGTAGATTCTGACGGAAATGTTAATTATGTAAGTTATTTTGACAATAATGACGAAGTTTATGTTGCGATTGCTGGTATGGAAAATCAACCAATTAAAGAAATAGATTTTAAATTGAGATATCAAGAGCATATAAATTCGATAAATGCACAATTAAATTACATAAGTGCAGGAGTTGGATTAGGTCAGAATTATTATAATTTCAACGGACAAGGTGTTAAGACTGCTACCGAAGTAGTTTCTGAAAACAGTGACACTTACAGAACTAAAAAACATCACGAGATAATGGTTAATGACTGCCTATATGATTTAGTTAAAGCTATATGTGAATTAGAAGGCATTACTTATAAATCAATTAACATAGTGTTTGACGATTCAATAATCGAAGATGAAAATGCACTAATTCAAAGAGGATTAGAATTATATCAAAGCAAAGTTATTTCTCTTGAAAAATTCATGAAAAAATATTTACATTATGAAGATAGTGAAATTCAAGAGGAAATGGCAAAAATAGAGAACGAAAACAAGTTGGTTCAACCTGCTGGTATGGACTTTTTTGGAATGGAGCAAGAAACAGAATCTCAAGAGGAAGAAGTAGTAGAGGAGGGATAAAAATGATAGAAAAGTTACAAGAATTTATTGATAACTTGAGAGAAACAGAAGAAATAAAAAACTCAAGAGAGAAAAGTTTAACTATCACTAAATTAGAAGAAGCTATGTTTTGGTTAACTTATGCAATTGATAATCAAAAGGAGGGTGAATAAGTTATGAAAAATGATGAAATGTTAGATTTATGTAAGAAAATAGTTGTTGATTATTTTAATGAAAATGTAGAAAAAACTGATGGTTTAAAAATTAATGATGAGAATGTCTTCATTGTGTGGTTTTCAAAAACATTACAGAACTTTAAAGCATTAGTAAGTACTACTGTTTCAGATGGTATGTACTATGAACTTACCTATAATGGAGATAAGAAAGAACTTTATTTAGATGCTTATAAAAAGTGGGAAAATCGTGCTATAAAGTTTGAATAATAAAAGGAGTTGATATAAATGTCTTTAAACGATTTAGAAGAACAAGTTGAAAGAATTTATATCGACATGGAAAATGAATTACTTTTGAATATTGCCAAAAAGCTGTCTGCTGGTAAGCCTATGGAAATAGATAAATGGGACGAAGTGAATCAGCAACCATTAGTGGGTAGTGGTGAAGTAAATGAGTGGCAACTTCAAAGATTAAAAGAGCTTAATGGCTTAAACGAAGAAAATGCAAAGATAATTGCTAAATATTCAGGTAAGACCGTTGAAGAAGTAAATAAAGTCTTTGATAGGGCTAGAGAAATAGGTATGACAAGAGATGAAACGCTTATTCAAGAGGGAATTAAATTAGGAATACTTAATGCAATAGAACCTGATACTGAAGAGTTGTTAGTTCGAAGCATTCTATCAAATGCAGTTGAAGAAATATTGACTACATTTAATAAGCAGAATAATAGCCTTTTAGTAAGTGCCGGAGAAGAGTATAGGGATATAGTAAATAAAGTTTCTTCCCAAGTTCTAGCAGGCACTAAAACTACTAATAAGGCTATGCAAGAAGCAGTAAGTCAGTTGGCAGAAAAAGGCTTAACTGGTTTTACAGCCAGAAATGGAGCAAGATGGAATCCAGAAGCTTACACGAAAATGGTAATAAGGTCTAATACACAGAATACTATAAATCGTATTCAAGATGAGAGAATACGATCATGTGGTGGAGATTTTATAGAGGTTAGTTCACATATTGGAGCTAGACCTCTATGCAGTCAAGATCAAGGGCAAGTATTTTCGTTAAGCGGATACAGTGGTTACATTGAAGACTTAGATGGTTCTAAAGTTAAAGTAAGAGCTTGGAGTTCTTCCACGTATGGAAAACCTGCTGGAATTTTTGGAATTAACTGTGGACATTCAAGGTATATGTTTGTTCCTGGTTTATCTAAAAAAAGAGAAATGGACTTCACTAAAGCAGAAAATGATGAAGCTTATATCGAAAAGCAAAGACAACGTCAATATGAGAGAACTATTCGAAATAAAAAAAGAGAAATAGCAATGCTTAAACAAACTGGAGCAGAAGATAGTTATATCAGAATGAAACAAAGTGGTTTAAGCAATATTAGGAAAGAGTATTTAGATTTTTTAGATAAAACTGGCAGAACTAGAATAACTGCTAATGAATGGATAGGTAGTACATCATTAAGTCCTAAAACAGTTAGAAAAACAAGAAATAATCTTGAAAAGAATATTTTTGGAAAATCAATTGATTATTCAAAATTAGATTTGTCAAACAAAAAGGTGCAAGAATTAAAAAAAGATTTGGACAATTTGACAAGGAAATATAACACAAGGCTAAATTCTGTGATTATTAAAAGTAGAAAAGAAATGAGGGCTTCTGGAACAGTTGACATAGCTGGAAATATGGAATTATCTCAAATAAGAAAAACAACAGTTTATCATGAATTTTTTCACAGCATATCACAAACAAGACTTGTAGAATATGATTTAGGAAATAAGTATGATAAACAATTTTGGGAAGAAGCTAATAAATTGTTTAAAAATTACAAAAAAGAAATAAATTATTTACAAAAAAACAATCCATTAAAAATTTATGACATAAAAATTAGTGATTATTCTTTAACAAATGTTGATGAATTTATGGCAGAAGGCTTTGCTAGAGCAATGCTAGAAAAAACTGGTGAAATAGCAAAGGATTTGGCATACAATAGTGAAAAAATGTCTCCTTATGCTATAAAAATTTTAGATTTAATTAATAAATATTATAAAAAATGATATTTTTATGCACTACTTTATAGGTAGTGTACTGTTTGATATACAGCCACATTATACGGGTAGTGGTTAGGCGAAACGATATTGTATGCAAACTAACCAAATATCGGTATATCAATCAGTACAGTGCTTATAAATGCACTTTAGAACGAGTAATCGTTCTTTTATTATGTCCAACATAAAGACAATAAAGAATGGTTAAGTCCAACTTAACGACTTAAAAGAAGGGAGAATTTATGGAACAAGAAAATGTTCAAAATGTTACAGAAGAAAAAGTAACTGAAAATACAGAAACACAGACTGCAGAAGAAAAAGTGGAGAAGACATTTGCTACTCAAGAAGATTTTAATGAGGCTTTAAAAAAGGAAGTAGCTAGAAAAACTAGAAATTTACCAAGCAAAGAAGATTTAAAAGCTTTTAATGAGTGGAAAGAAAGTCAAAAAACAGAAGAAGATAAGAAAAATGAAATCTTAAAAGAAAATGAAACTTTGAAAAAGCAACTTGTAATTGCAGAAAACAAATCAGTAGTTGCAAATGCTGGTGTTGATTCTAAATTTCAAAAGTTTGTTTTATCAGAAGTTTCCGAAATGGAAGGAGAATTTGAAGATAACCTAAAAGATTATCTTAAAGAAAATCCTCAATTTTTAATTAACAAAGTTGAAACACCAAAAACAAACGGTGTAGCAACTAAAAAAATCAGTGATGATGCCGATGATGGTGTTACTGCGATTTTAAAAGCAAAACACCCAGATTTATTTTAAGAAGGAGAGTGATTTAAAAGGCAAATCCAATTGGTTTAAATGGTACTCACGAAAGACAAGAGAGATATGCTAGTCAAATCGTTAAATTAATGAGACCATACTTCAGAATTAGAAGTACATTTTCAAGAGATTACGAAGGTAATCCAACAGCTGGAGCAGTTAAAGTCCCAGTAAGAAACATGGACGTAAATGTTCGTGATTACGATATTAAAAATGGTTTAGCATTAGAACAAAGTGCTACAAACTATCTAAATATCCCTATCAATTTTAATAAAGGTATTAATGAGTTAATTGATGGATATGAAGCAGCAGCAGTTCCTGATAACTTAATGGCTCAAAGAATGGAAAGTGCAGCTTATTCTTTAGCTAAAACATTTGAGGAAGATGCCATTAATGCATTAGTAAGTAATTCTACAGTATCTACTCAACCAGACGGAACTGTAGATAATATTTATATGAATATTGTTAAAGATATTGCTCAATTAGCTAAACGTGGTGTAGATAAGAATAGAATGTATGTTGCTGTATCTTACGCAACTGAAGCTTTATTACTTGCTAACCCAGTATATGCTAATACTTCATCACAAATTGGTGCAGAATTAGCTAGAAATGGTATCGTTAACAGAATAAACGGTGTTAACATCATTACTCAAGACTTGGGAGAGACAGAAGACGGACAAGCAATTGAATATATTGTTTACGGTATTGACTGGACTCAAGCTATTGACGAGTGGATGGTTAACCCTGTTGTTGTTGACTTAACTACTGGTTCTGATAAATTTATTGGTGCTAGTGCATTAAAAGGACGTATGGTTTATGCTGATGCTGTAACTGATAAAAACGCAGTTATTGTTAAGGCTAAAGTTGGTGTATCTGCAGTAGAAATTACACCAGTTGCTGGTTTATCTGGAACTTTAGCAGATTCTACTAAAGTAGCAGATTTAACAAGTGTTGGTGGTAGTGGAACTGTAACTTATACATTGCCTACTGGTGTAGCTGACAACGATAAATTTGAAATTAGTACTAACACAGTAGTAACTAAAGATGGAACTACTGGAGCAGGTACTTATACTATCGTAGTTAACGCTACTGACACAGCTGATAATGAAGCTTCAGCAACTGCAACTATTAACGTAGCGGAAGCTAGTGAATAAGGTTAGAAAGGAGTTAGATTATGGTTACAAAGGAAGAATATGAAGAATACTTTGGGCAGTCTGCTCCTTCTAATTTTTCAAGATTAGAATTTATAAGTTTGAACACACTAAAATCTATAATTACTAAACCTGTTCCTAATATCCTTTGTCCTTGTTATGAGGATTTTAAAAAGGCTATTTTGGAACAAATTAATTTTTATGAATTTAATTCAGATTTAATTACTGATTCTTCTTCTGGTAGTTATACATTAGGTAGCTATTCAGAGGGTGGAACTGGTACAAACGAAACATCTAATAGCATGAGTAGGGTAAGTCCTGTAGCTTATGAAATTCTATTAAATTGTGGTTTGTTACAAAGCCAATTAGGAGGTTGTTGTTTATGGTAAAGTACAAAATGGGAGCAATTATTAAAGACGTTCCTAAAGGTTCTGAAAAGTGGTATAAGTTAGCTGGTTGGAAGAAATTAGAAACCAAAAAGTCAGAAAACAAGGAAGAAAAAAATGATAAAACCGATTCCGAAAAGACTACTACCACATAATTGCACTTATAAAGAGTATTTAGGCAATACTGGAGAGGGTGATGAGTGGGAAGCAGATACTCCACTTAAATTTGTTAAAGTTGAAGAAAAAACGCAATTAAAGGTTACTTCAAACGGTCGTGAAATAGTTGGTAATGCTCGTTTATTCTATGATTTAACTAATTCTAGTGGTTTGTCTGCTAAACCTATTCAAAATAGCAAGATTATCTTTAAAGGTAGAGAATACCGAGTAGTAGATACTGATATTCTTTGCGGGGAAGAAGATAACCCTCATCACTATGAGGTAATGCTTAAGTGAAAAAATTTAATAATGCAGAAGATGCTTTTAAATGGGCTAAAGAAGTTATCGAAAAAGGTTGTGTAACTGCTGAAGAAGTAATTGCTGAAGAAATCTATAAAGATTCAAACGAATTTACGTATCGAGAAAGTGGAGATATGTACAAATCCGGAGAAACTCACAGTAAATTTAAGCAAGGCATAATTACCGAGCGAACACCTTATGTAAGACGAAGATATTATGAGGGTGGCAAAGCTGGAGCAGGTAACAGAAAAGCTCAACCTAGATGGTTTGAAAAAACTGTTGCTAAAAACAAAGATAAATATTCTAAGCAAGCTCAAAAAGCAATCGATATGCAGAAAGGATAATATGAACACAGAAAGTTTAATTACATTATTGAGAAATGAAATTGAAAAAACTGGTTATAAATGTTATTCGCCAGATTTGCCTCAAGACCTTGAAAAGATAACTGCTATTTCGTTAGGAGAAGGAACAAATGAACGTTCTTTAAACAAAGATATTCTATATTCTAGAATACCTTTTTATTTGCTTATTAGAGGCACTTCTAATGACACAGATACAAGAAGTATTGCTGATGCTATTTTTAAGCAGTTGGACCATAAAACAGACCTAGAAAATGATAATTTAAGAGTTATTTTAATAAGTTGTAATTTACCGAATTATGCTTTTAGAGATGAAAACCAAAGAATACATTACAATATTAACTGCACTGCTAAAGTGCAATGGAAGGAGTGAGATTAAAGGCTCAGTATGAAAGTTCAGTTAAACAATTTAAAGTTCAATTCGATATTTCAGAGGAAGAACCAGCTGATTATCAAGATTTAATTGCTTTAACCTTGTCATATGATCAAGGTGAAACATTAGATACATGGCAAGATTTATATAATTTTTTATCTAATAACGTAAAAACTGGCTTAGACCCTACATGGTCTGTATCAGTTAAATTAGATAAATCAAGCCCAGTATGTCAGTTTATTTTAGCAAAAGAATATGCTGTTGGTGCTGAAGCTACTGCTAAAACAAGAATTATTAATCTTTTAAAGGGAACTAAAGGTAAACAAATTGATTTTACAGCTACATTAAGTTCAATTACTTACGAAGCTACTGCCGAAGAAGTTTTACAAGTTGATTTTGATTTAAAAGTTTATGATAATTCTAGTTTCGAGGAAACAGATTATTCACCAGCAGCTTAAAAAATAGGGTAGGCTAATCTAGTCTACCCATTATTTTTATATAGGAGGATTAAATGTTAAAAATTACAAAAAATAAATATGAAATCGAAGAAACAATTCAAATTACAGAAAATAAAGAAGGAAAAGAAGAAGTTTTGTTAGAAATACCCATGCAAATAACATCTGATGAATTATTAAAATTAAAAGAAATTTTATTTGGTTATACGAACAAAAATATATCAAAATATCAAAATTCAACTGATGAAGAAAAAAAACAACTAGAAAATAATGCAGAAAAAGAAATAAATAACCATAATGAAGAAATAGCAGATATCTGTTTTAAAGATAATAAAGAAAAAATCAAAGAAATAGCTGGAGAATACAAGTATGAGGAACTTCTTGGTGATATTAAGGGTTTTTTATTAGATTTTTTTATCAAAAAACAGATACAACCAATGAGTACAACGATTACAGACCTTACGAAGATTATGAGCAACTTTCGTGCGTTGAAATAAATGGCAAACAGTACAAATTAAATTTATCTTTTAGAAATGTTCTTAAAATTTTTAGATTATTTGAAAATAATTCGCCTTTCAAATTAGAAAAAACAGCAGAAATTCTAGGAATAAAACAATCAAATACTTATGTGATAAATGAAATTGCTAATTATTTATTTGGAAAGAAAAAAGGTAATAGTCATAAAAAAGAAAAAGTATTTGATGTAAATTTAGACTATAAATACTATTATGCTGATTTTTATAAATTAGGTATTGACTTAAATAAAACAGATATAGATTGGTGGACCTTTAATTCATTGCTTGAATCTATCATAATAGATGAAAATTCTACTATGTATAAAGTGATATCTTATCGTACTTATGAAAAACCATCAAAAAATATAAAAGTTCAAGAAGAAAAAGAACATAAATTTAGAATGTCTATGAAAAGGAAATATGCTTTGCCAAATAGAATAACCCCAGATAAAGCATTAGAAAAGTTATGGAACTATGTTGAAAAAAAGGCAGGTGAGAATAAAGAATGATTACTTAAAACTTGATATTCAAATGTTTGCAGATGGCGAAATTTCTTACAAGATAACTCTTGATAGTAATGGTGCTATAAAGAGTATGGAAAAATTAGATAAAAATGCTGAAAAAATTGATAAGCAAAGTAATAAATTGAGTGGAACTTTTTCAAAAACAGGAAGTGTTGGTGCTAAAGCTTTTAGAAGTACTGCAATTGCTGTTGGAGGAGTAGCCTCTGCATTAGCCGGATTAATAGGTTATGGTGCTAAATTTAATGCAGAAATAGAGCAGTATCAAACATCGTTTGAAGTAATGACGGGCTCAGCTGAAGAAGCTTCTAAACTTGTTGAAGATTTAAAAAAAATGGGAGCAGAAACTCCTTTTGAATTGTCAGATTTAGCAGAAACAACTCAATTACTAATGAATTATGGTTTTGAAGCTGAAGAAGCTAAAGATAGATTGAAAATGCTTGGAGATATTTCTCAAGGTTCTGCAGAAAAAATGAATCGTATTGCTATGGCATATGGTCAAATGTCTTCTGCTGGAAAAGTTCAACTTGAAGATATTAAACAGATGATAGAGGCCGGATTTAATCCACTTCAAGAAATAAGCGAATCCACTGGGGAATCAATGGCCAGTCTTTATGATAGAATTTCAAAAGGTACTATTTCTGTTGATGAAATAACTGCCTCTATGCAGAGATCAACTGCCGAAGGTGGTAAATATTTTCAATCTATGGAAAAACAATCAAAAACAGTAAATGGTCAGATTTCAACTTTGCAAGACAATTTTAAAAGTTTAGCTGGTACTCTATCCAGTGGATTTAGTGATTCACTAGCTACTGAAATATTACCAGAAATTAATGATGCACTTCAAGAATTAAATACAGCATTTGAAGAGGGTGGAATTGAAGGGTTTGCGGATAAACTTGGAGAAGAACTGGCAAATGGAGTAACAGCAATATCTACAGCTGCTCCTGATTTTGTAAATGCAGGAGTGAAAATTATAGATAGTTTAGTGCAAGGCTTAAATGAAAATATGCCGTCCATTATGACTGGTTTAACGAATGTGGCTATAAGTATAGTTAATGCTATACCGCAAATATTACCAACAATTTTAAGTGGAATTATTATAGCGATTCAAACATTACTTATGCAATTAACTCCGCAAATACCTACTATTGTGGATAATTTATTTAATGGTATTATACAAATAGTTAATCAACTATCTGCAGCATTGCCAACTTTAATACCCCAGCTTGTAAATGCAATTATGACGCTTATACCTGCGATTTTAGAACATGCACCAGAAATTTTACAAGCAGGTTCTCAATTGTTGTTGAGTTTAGCTGATGGAATTTTAAATGCTATACCTGTATTAATAGAAAAATTACCTCAAGTTTTAGAAACGTTACTTACTTATATTTTATCTTATGCCCCACAAATGCTATCTATGGGTATTCAACTTATTGCCAAACTTGCAGTTGGTTTAATAAAGGCTATACCACAATTAGTGGCTAAAATACCACAAATAATAACAGCAATAGTTAATGGATTAAAAAACGGAGTAAGTAATGTGGCTAATGTTGGCAAGGATTTAATTAAAGGATTATGGAATGGTATTAATGACATGGTTGGATGGATAGGTAAAAAGATAAAAGGTTTTGGTAAATCTGTATTAAACGGATTAAAGAGTTTCTTTGGAATTCACTCTCCATCAACTGAATTTGCTTGGATAGGTAAGATGAATATTCTTGGTTTAGAAGAAGGCATGGAAGATAATATTCCTGATTTGAACAAGACTATTGATAGAACTATTACTTATGAAGCAACAGGTTTAGATTATTTAGCTAATGGTTTTGATAATTATTCTGGAACTATCTCTAATGGTGTATTAGCAAATGCTAATTATAAACAACCAATTTATGTAACTGTGAATGCAGATATGGATGTAAATAAATTTGGAAAGGCCTTTGTAAGGGACATTAAAACTTTCTCTGGTGGTACTAAAAACTCATACAACTATGGTGGTGGTAAATAATGTTTAAAATTTATATTGATGATATAGAAGTAAAATGTGATAATCAATTTGATATAGAAGAAGAGTTTATGAATCCATCATCAATAATTCTTACAAATGTTTATCCAGCAAGTTGGTCTGTTGATGATTTATTAAATAACTACTATTTTCCAGAAGATTATACCAAATGTAAAATTTACAAAGATGATGGTTTATATTTTGTTGGAATAGTCAAAAATAGCGCTGACATGGAACTTAACCCTTTAAAACCGCATTATTGTAGTTTGCAAATATTGGACCCGTCTACATTACTTAGTGAAGGTACTACACTTGATTATGTAATCGCAAATAAAACTGTTACAGAAGCTATAAATCAAGTTATTTCGAGTATATCAGATTATGGCTTTGTTGCTGGTAACATTCAGATACCTGAGCAATATGATACGTTAATAGGGGCTTATTCTACTTTGGATAAAGCTCCTTTTGATGTGTTTCAATATTTAAGCCAAATTTCTCTAACTAGATGGGGTACTCGTATGGTAGATGAGGATACTACAGCTATTGATTTCTTTAGCCCTGAACTTTTAGAAAGTCAAGGAACTATTGAATTAACAAAAGATTATTGCTCACAAAATCATATCGATAGCATTACTTATGATTATTCAACCGACGATTATAGAAATAAGCAGATTATAACATCAGATGAAGTATTTGGAAATATTGAGCAATCTCAAACGATTCTTTCGAACGGCTATGATACTTCATTTACTACTGAACAAAAAATAGGGAAAATCAGTTCTATAAAAGTTAATAATGTAGAAAAAACATTTGCAACAAGCGATGAACAAAACTTAGGAATAACTGCAGATTTCTACTATACAGTTTCAGATAGTAAATTTGATTCATCCTCTACTTATTCAGCAGGTACTGAAATAGAAATTAATTATATTCCGATCGTACAAGGCAGAGAAGTATCTTATAATACTCCAGAAATAAACCGTATCAATGATAATCTAGGGAGAAATGGAACTATTTCTCAATATGAAAATAGAACTGATGTTACAAGCTCAAAAGAATTACAGCTGGTAGGGCAGTCTTATATAAAATTTAAGGGAGTACCTGAAATAACACTTACAATAAATTCTAGAAACGACTTTTTAATACTTGGAGGTAAATACAATTTTAGCGGGCCATTAAATCAGTTAAATGGTGATTATTTGGTTAAAACAAAGAAAACAACCGTAACTCAAAGTGATGAATATAATTGGTTTGTTTATGAATATGAATTGACTAATTCATTTGATGTTGAAAATGAGTTAAATTATTTTGACAATCAGCGTTCCAAATCAAACGGAAATATCTCTCAAGGTGAGTATATAGCTCGTAACGTAGATATTGAAAATACAGCTAATATCATATTCAGTAACTTGCAAATAACAGAGTTAGAAATAACTGGAGATAACACATTAGAATCAGGCTTAGAAATGCCTTTAGTAAGTTAGGAGGGTAACTATGACAGATGAATTTAAACAAACCTTACTTGATTATTTAACAGGGAAGTTACCTAATTCCGGAGGAACAGAAGGAATTGTTATAAAGGATAAAAATGAAATAAATTTTGATTTGGAGAATACAATAAGACAGTATTATGATGATTTTGATTCATATAATTTGAATTATATTTTGACTCGTGGAGACTATCTATTGTTATTCATTAATACTTACAAAACAGAAAATTTTATTTCAAAATGGTTAAGCTCATTCATTATCGTTTTAAACAAAAATTATGAATTTATTAAATTGATTGATTCCTATGATAGTGGCTCCAAATTTATGATTTTTTCAGTAACAAATAGTAATGACAGTGGTGAAGGTAATATATATATAATTGAAAACGAGCTGGATAGTAATACTAATTCTATAATTAGACGCAGAATATCAATTATTAATGATTTTACTTTAACTGATTTCAGAGTGAGATTATTAGCGTCGTTTAATATTCCTAAATATGATAATCACATTGTCACGATCAATGAATTATTTAAATCTAATGACTCTTCTAAATATTTTATGCTCTATAGTTATAGCGAAGGAGCAAGTTCTTCAGGAGAAAATATTGATTTTGGTGGAGCATTAGAATTTATTAATAATGTAGGTACTGAAAACGAATGGAATTGGTATCCGTACAATGGCTCGAAAAACATAAATTGGTACGGATATCAAACAGGGATACCAAGTTGGAATAATGATGGATTAGAATTTAAAATTATTTGTGATTACGCGTCACAGAATTATAATAATAATTCTATCAAATTTTTGATTTTGACGAATGGTGAAAACGAATGTGTTGAAGATAATGAGTTATCGTTACCAAATACAGTAAGTAACATAGGTCAAATGATTGGAAATGTAGTTATTAATAATATTTTTTATGCAAATTGTGTTAGTACAGCATCATGGTTGCAAACAACGAGAGCAGTTTTAAAATATAATTTAGATACATCTGAGTGTGAAACTTTGTATTATAAAGACGATTATTATGAGAGAGAAGAAAATGGCTATCGTTATTACGATTCCGATAATATAAAAATATTTTCATTAAATAATATATTCTATTTTTTTAGAAATTATACTCAGGCAAGAACAAATTTGAATAACTACAGTGTTGAATATGAATCATCCATTTTATATTTAAATTATTATTTGAATAATTTAGATTATTTAAAAGAGGAAATGATAAAAGATATTACAACTCTTACAAATTATAATTATGATTTAAATACATATTTTGTTTATAATTTGTATTCGATTGACTGCTTGTTTTCAAACTTTGTTTTAAAAATAAATCACACATATAATCAGAATTATTACAACGGAGAGCCTTACGTAAATGATAATGCTTTAATACCAAATAGTGCAGAATTGTACTCAGATAGTGAACTTATATTTGCACGTAA